GGACGCAGGCGCTGCGGGTGGGTCTCATATTCCTCGAAGATCGCCGTCAAGCGCGCATCCCACTGGCGGAGCGCTTCCTCCTTCGCATCCGATACGTCACGCAGATCGGCTTCGGTCACCCATGGCACGGTGTCCGGCGGCGTCAGGGCGTTCAGCAGCATCCGAGTGTTGTCGGCGATCACGCGGTCAAGTTGGTCGGTGAAATCGGCCCGCAGGTCGGCATATCCGAAGAAAAGCGACTTGATCGCAATGCCCGCGCGATAGCCGTAAACGGCCCCGTTCTGCCGTGCGAACACATACTGCCCGCTGCCGCCGTGGCGGAGAAACTCCCTTAGTTTGTGCTGCATGGAACCTCCCGCTGACCCGCGGGATGATTTGTAGAGGCAGGTAGTAAAGAAGCGTCTACCTTGCCGTTCGGTGCTTCCGATGCCGCAATGGTCCCCACGAAAGCCGCAAGGTCTGCGTTGATGCCCACCCCCCGCGAAACCATCCTCGCCGCGCTGCACGCGCGGCTTTCGGCGTTGTCCGCCACCGCCCTGCGCGGTGAAGTGCTGCCTGAACGCGTTCCCACTGCGGGCCTGCTTATCCTGCGCGACGGCGAGCCGGGGGGGCCTGACGTCACGTTGTCGCCGCTCCGTTACCATTACCAGCACCGGGCAGAGATCGAGGCGGTTGTGCAGGGTCCGGCCCGTGACGCCGCCTTCGACACGCTCTGCGCCAGTGTCGGCGCGGCGCTTGCCGCCGACCGAACGCTGGGCGGGCTCTGCGACTGGGTCGAGGCGGAAGCGCCGCGCCCGGTCGATTTGCCGGTCGAGGGCGCGGCGAGCCTGAAGGCGGCCGTGATCCCGGTCATCCTGCACTATTCCACGGCCGACCCGCTGGCCTGACCCCATTCACGAGAGGAGACTACGATGGCACGAGCCCATGGGGCGCGGGCGCAGATGGCGCTTGCGTTCGAAACCGTCTATGGCAGCGCGCCCGCCACGGGCTATCGGACGGTGCCGTTTGCCAGCACCACACTTGGGTCTGAGCAGCCGCTGATCGCATCGGAACTGCTGGGCCAGGGGCGAGACCCGCTGGCCCCGATCAGGGACGCCGTCACCGCAGACGGCGATGTCGTGGTGCCAATCGACGTCGAGAACCTCGGGCTGTGGCTGAAGGCGGCCTTCGGCGCGCCTGTCACTTCCGGCACGACGCCCAAGACCCATACCTTCCAGTCTGGAAACTGGACCCTGCCGAGCATGGCCATCGAGACGGCGATGCCCGAGGTGCCGCGCTATGCGATGTACACCGGTTGCGTCTGCGATCAGCTTTCTTGGCAGATGGCGCGGTCGGGCCTGCTGACGGCCACCGCACGGCTGGTAGCACAAGGGGAAAGCGTCGCGGCGGCCACTGCCGCTGGCACGCCGACCTCGCTGGCGCTGCAGCGGTTCGGGCATTTCAACGGGGCCATCACGCGCAACGGCTCGCCGCTCGGCAACGTCATCTCGGCCGAGGTGACCTATTCCAATGGCCTCGACCGGATCGAGACCATCCGCTCGGACGGGCGCATCGAGGGGGCAGACCCCGGCATGGCCGCGCTGAGTGGTCGGGTGGAGGTGCGTTTTGCCGACAGCACGCTGATCACGCAGGCCATCGATGGCACGCCTTGCGAGTTGGTCTTCGCCTGGAGCCTCGGCGCCAACGCCAGCTTCACCTTCACTGCCCATGCCGTCTTCCTGCCGCGTCCCCGAATCGAGATTCCGGGCCCGCAAGGCATCCAGGCCACCTTCGACTGGCAGGCAGCCAAGGCCGTCAGCCCCGCCCGCATGTGCACTGCCGTCCTCGTCAACACCGTTGTGAGCTATTGAACATGATCAGACTGAACCTGAGTGCCGCGCCCGCTTGGCTGACCCTTGCTCCCGGCCTGCGCTTGCATGTCGCACCGTTGACCACCGCCTTGATGGTCTCGGCCCGTGCCGATCCCGCCATCGAGGCCCTGCCGGACACCGCCACGCAGGAAGAACTGGCGCTGACCATGGCCAAGGCCGTCGCGCGCCGCGCGGTGCTGGATTGGGAGGGCGTTGGCGATGACGCGGGTGATGCCGTCCGGGTCTCGCCCGAAGGCGTCGACGCCCTGCTGGAAATCTGGCCGGTCTTTGAAGCGTTCCAGACCCAATTCGTCGCCAAGGGCCTCATCCTGGACGCGGAAAAAAACGTCTCCGCGCCCTTGCCGGATGGTCCTTCGGCGGGGGCGAGCGGTACTGTGCGGCCTGCCAGGGGCGCTGCCCCGACTGCCCCGCAAGACTGAACCGACCGCAGACGGAAGATGGCTGGCAGGTCTGGGATCTGGTCGGCCGCCTTGGCGGACAGTTGCGCGTGATCCCCGGCGCGGTGCTGGGCTGGGACATGGGCGCGGCCTTGGCGATGGCCCGTGCCCTTGGGATCGACACTTTGATCGCCGCCGAACTGCTGCCCGGGATCGAGGCGGTGATGGTCCGCAAGCTGAACGAACAGATCGGAGACGGCCATGGCTGAGAAGAGGGTCAGTGTCCGGCTGGTCGCGGAAGGCGGCCGCCAGGTGCGGGCCGAGTTGGAAGGCATCGGCGAGGCTGGCACGCGCGGGTTTGGCCGCCTGTCCTCTGAGATGGAGCTGGCCAACGCCCGGCTCGGAAGCTTTGCCCGCAAGGCCGGGATCGCGCTGGCAGCGGTGACGGCCGCTGCGGCCGCCGCCGGTGTGGCAATGGTCCGCTCCGGGCTCGACGTGATCGGCGCGCAGGCGGACATGGCCGCATCGCTCCGCACTACTGTCGAAAGCCTACAAGTGCTGACATGGGCCGGGGAGTTGGCCGGTGTTTCCATGGGCGAGATCGAACAGGCCACTAAGAAGCTGACCACGCGGTTGTCGGAAGCGGCGGCTGGGTCTGGATCAGCTGTGGGGGCTTTGCAGCGGCTGAACCTAACGGCGGCAGATTTGCAGGCGCTGCCGCTCGACCAGCGCATCGTCGCCATCCAGGAGGCCCTGAGCCGGTTTGTGCCCGAAGCGGAACGGGCTGCTGTCGCTTCTGACCTTTTCGGTGACAAAGCGGCGCTGGCGTTCCTTCGCATTGACCCGGCCACTTTGCGCGAAGCGGCACAAGATGTGCGCGACTTCGGTGTGGCGGTCAGCGCGGCCGACGCGGCACAGATCGAACGCACCGGCGATGCCATCGCCAAGTTGAGCCTGATCTGGCTTGGCCTCACCAACCGCTTGACCGCCGCCGTCGCCCCGGCGCTGGAGACGGTCGCAATCGCACTGGCCGATATGGCGCGCGGCACCGGTCCCATCGGCGGCGCAATCACCGCAGTCTTCGACAACCTCGCGCGGCTCGGCACTTATGTTGCGACCTTCGCCGCCTTCATGGCGGGTCGTTGGGTAGCCGGGCTGGCCGTCGCCGCGCTGTCAGTGCGTGGCCTTGCCACGGCGCTGGTCTTCCTGCGCGGCGCCCTGATCCGGACCGGGATCGGTGCGCTGATCGTCGGCGCGGGGGAACTGGTCTATCAGTTCTCGCAACTTGTGACCCGGGTAGGCGGCGTGGGCGAGGCGTTCCGGCTGCTGGGTGATCTGGCATCGGAGGTCTGGTCGCGTACAGGCCTGGCGCTCGACGCAGCCTTTGCCAACATGGCGGCTGGCTGGGAGAGCCTGAAGGCGGCCGGGCTGTCGGCCCTTGAAGGCACTATCGCTGGCGTGGTCAGCTTCGGCGACCGGACGGCAGCGATCTTCCAAGGAGCCTATGATGCAGCCGTCGCAATCTGGGGTAGTCTGCCCGGCGCCATCGGCGACTTCGCCTTTCAGGCCGCGAACGGGCTGATCTCCGGCGTCGAGGCGATGCTGAACGGCGTCGTCACCCGCATCAACAATTTCATCGACGGCTTGAACGCTGCGCTGGACCTGTTGCCGGACTGGGCGGTCGGCGAAGGTGGGGTGCGGATCGGCACGCTCGACCCCGTGGAACTGGCGCGGATCGGCAACCCGTTCGAGGGTGCCGCAACAGCTGCTGGCGCTGCAGCCGCCGATGCCTTCTCGGCGGCGTTGTCCCGGACATACCTTGAGCCGCCCGACCTCGGGCTTGGCACGATGGCAGACGATGCGCGTGGCCGGGCTGACGGTTACCGCGAAGCGGCCAGCATGCTGACCGATGCTGCCGGGCGTCCGCTAGCCAGTTGGCAAGCGCTGCGCGACGCGGTGACCGGCACCGGGGCGTTGGCAGACGCGGCCAGTTCGGCGGATTCCCTGAACACTGAGTTGGACGAGACGACCACCGCTGCCGGAAGTGCGGGCGCAGCGGCGCGTGACGCCGGGACTGACGCTGCAGCAGGGGCTGACCAGGCTGCGACCGGCTGGGGCGCAGTCACTGCGGCGCTCGCCGACTATGCCACCAAGGCGCGCAGCATCGGCGGCGATGTCGGTCAGGCGCTGGTCGGGGCCTTTACCTCGGCCGAGAATGCGGTGGGCGAGTTCGTCAAGACCGGCAAGCTCGACTTCCGCGATCTGGTCACCTCGATGATCGCCGATCTGGCCAAGCTGGCAGCGCGGACGTTCATCCTCGGGCCGATTGCCAATGCGCTGTCGGGCGCACTTGGCGGTGCGGGCGGAATATTCGCCAACATCCTGCACGCCGGTGGCTTGGTCGGATCGCCGGGACCGGGCCGCATGGTTCCGGCCATGGCCTTTGCCAATGCCCCGCGCATGCATGCGGGCGGCTGGGCCGGGATCAAGCCGGACCAGGTTCCGGCAATCCTGCAACGCGGCGAGCGCGTGCTCTCGCGCCGGGAAGCGGCGGGCTACGGCCAAGGCCAGTCCAGCGCGCCCTCCGTCAACGTCACCATCATGGCGCGCGATGCTGAAAGCTTCCGGCAATCGCGGACGCAGGTGGCGAGCGACATTGCCCGTGCCGTGTCGCTCGGCCGGAGGGGCATGTGATGGCGTTTCACGAGGTCAGGTTCCCCGACAACATCAGCCGCGGGGCGCGCGGGGGGCCGGAACGGCGCACGCAAGTGGTCGAACTGGCCTCTGGCGATGAGGAGCGCAATGCCAGTTGGGCCAACTCGCGCCGCCGCTATGATGTGGCCTACGGCATCCGTCGCGCCGACGATCTGGCGGCGGTCGTGGCGTTCTTCGAGGCGCGCAACGGCCGCCTGCACGGGTTTCGCTATAAAGACTGGGCGGATTACAAATCCGGCCTACCGTCGCAGCAGGTCGCGCCGACCGATCAGCCCATCGGCACCGGCAATGGTGCCGTCGCCACCTTCGCCCTGCTGAAACGCTACACTTCCGGCGCGCAAAGCTGGACCCGCGCCATCGCCAAGCCGGTGGCAGGGACCGTCCGTCTCGCCCTGAACGGCGTCGAGCAGATGTCGGGCTGGAGCGTCGACACCACCACCGGCAGCGTCACCTTCACCACTGCCCCCGGCG